TATAACGGTAACTAGTAGTAGCTCCTTCCCAAGTTTGAGTGGAAGTGAATACTTCTACGCTACGATTGATGACGGCAGTAACAAAGAAATAGTTAAAATAACTAATGTGTCCAGTGAAACTTGGACCGTAGTTCGTGCTCAAGACGGCACAAGTGCTAGAACCTTTGCTAACGGAGTAGATGTAGAACTTCGAAACAACGCCGCAATGCTAAGCGATATCAAGTCGTTTAGTGCCTTTACCGCAGCCGTTACCGGAACTTCAGGGACTTTTGACAGTATAGTCATAGGTAGCACAGCAATTACTTCAACTGCCGCAGAGATAAATATATTAGATGGTGTTACCTCTACAACAGCCGAGTTAAATATTCTTGACGGCGTAACATCTACTGCAAATGAATTAAATATTCTTGATGGTGTAACTTCAACTACAGCTGAATTAAATATTCTTGACGGTGTAACTTCAACAACCGCAGAGATAAATCTTTTAGATGGCTCAACGGCAAACACAGTAGTTAATAGTAAAGCTGTTATTTATGGTTCTAGTGGTGAACTTGCTGGTACGCTTTCAACAGCAGCACAAACAAATGTTACAAGTTTAGGTACTCTAACAGCTCTTACGGTAGATAATATAGGTATTGATGGCTCAACCATTTCAAATAGTTCAGGCGATATAACACTAGACGCCTCTGGAGATATTATTCTTGATGCAGATGGCGATGATATTAAGATTGCAGAAGGTGGAACTACTGTAATGGAAATCAAGCACGAATCAAGCAGTATAGATTTCTCTCTTAATACAGGTAATGAAGACTTTAAATTTAAAGGTATTGATGATGGTTCAACAATAACTGCCCTTACCCTTGATATGTCAGATGCGGGTGCGGCTTTCTTCAATCATAATGTTGGTATCGGTACAAGTGCTGTTAATACTGTTGCAAGTGAAAATACAGCAGTACAAATTGGCGATGTTTCCGAAGCAAAATCATTATTAACACTTGCGGGAACTACTAACGGTGCAATTTATTTTGCTGATAGTGACAGTGGTGCGGCAAGGTATGACGGATTTCTAGTTTACGACCATGGCGACCGTGCATTGACCCTTGGTTCAAACGGTGTAGAAAAAGCAAGATTTACAAGTGCGGGTTTTGCAATAGGAACTACAACCGCAACGGCTACGGTGACGGTTTCGGGTAATGCAGTAGGGACTATGATTACAGATAATGACGGTTCTTTTGATATGACTGCGGGAAACAATTTTAAGTGCACCCCATCAGGCAACTTTACTCTTACCTTTACAAACATAATCTCACAATCAGGAAACATACTGTTGGTAAACTCAGGTGGCCATACTGTATCGGCACACACAAATTCAAAAGTAGACGCAAATTTACTTGCAACTGTATCTACTGCGGGCACGTACTTAATATCTTACTTCTCTGATGGCACGAATGTATATCTAACTAACTCTGCTGCATACACCTAATGAGCCTACTACAGCATCCGGGAGCTATACCACCAGGGGCTACTGGGTACGAAGTATCACAATCTGTTATGTTTGATGGCACTAGGTCCGAGTTTTTGACTAGAGATGTATCTTCAGCTGGTAGTAGGACTACCGCAACAATTAGCATATGGTTTAAAAGAGGTAGGCTAGGCCAACTTGGGTTTCTTTGGGAGTTTGGCAATACTGATAATGATAATGGTAGGATTTTTGCTAGGCTTCAAGCTGATGATACCTTAAGAATAATGGGGGGTAGCAGTACTTTTTTACAAACAAACAGAAGGTTTAGGGACCCAAATGCTTGGATGCACTTAGTAGTTGCTTTTGATACTACATCAGGGACAGCAGATAATAGAATTAGAATGTATATAAATGGGGTTGAAGAAACTTCTTTTAGTACAAGGACTAACCCAAGTCAAAATGATATATTAGGACTTAACTTCCAAAAACAAACCATTGGCTCATCCCATGTAGATTCAACAGGTCATTTTGATGGCTACATGTGTGAAATAGTTTATCAAGATGGAACTGCGTCTGCTCCTACGGAGTTTGGAGAATTTGACAGCGACAGCAATATTTGGAAACCTATAGACCCTTCTGATAAACCTTCTGGTACAAATAAGTTCTATTTAGATTTTGAAGACTCTTCTAATTTAGGCAATGATGCTAGTGGCGGTACAGATTTTACAGAAAACAACATAGATTCTAGTGATGTTTTTTTGGATACTTGTACAAACAATTTTTGTACTTGGAACTACCTTACAGGTTATATGAACTCTAGCCCTAGTGCTACGGGTTTTACTGCAGGCAACCTTTTACGACAGGGTGGTAATGGCGGGTATAACCAATGTTACGCTAGTATAGGAGTAAGCAAAGAATACTCTGACGCTATATGGTATTGGGAGGTAGAAAATACAGGGGTTTTTAATTCTTCAACTATGGAGATATTGGTGGGCATGGTAAAAGAATCTCAAATATCAGCCGGTAACTCACATACCGATATACGAAATAGTGGGATTGCTGAGTTTGCTAGTAACCTAATACCTAGTTTTAGTCAAAATAGCCATGCGAACACAATATTTGGTATGCTACTTGATATGTCTACTAGTAATGTAAAATTAAAATTTTATGTAAATGATACTTTAGTGAAAACAACTGAGAATTTACCCACTACTGAATACTTATTTCCGTACGGTGCTATATTTGGTACAAGCGGTGAGATGATAGCAAACTTTGGACAAGGTGCCATACAAGAAATAGGTATGGATTCGGCAAACGCAGACGCTGGAGGCATAGGAGCGTTTGAATTTGCAACTAAATCAGGTAGAGCACTTTGCACTAAAAACTTAGCGGAGCACGGATAATGGCATATACAACAATAGACAACAGTGAATCAGCTTTTCTAACTTTTAAATATACAGGTACGGGTACTACTGGTTCAACACTTGCAAGAACCTTTGATGGAAGTGTCAATCTCAAGCCAGGACTATTTTATCAAATGAGACTAGAAAGTGATGGCCATGCAACAAATATTATGGAGTGTGAATATTTGGGAGCTGGAGTGCATTGGTTATCTACAAGTGGTGATGCAAAAGGCTCATCATTTAGTGGTGGTACTAAAGAAAATTTAGAGTCATTCGATACAAATGGGTTTACTCATGCAACAACAAACCAAGGTAGCTATTATCACAACCAGGACGGAGATGAATATATTGTTTGGGCTTGGGCAGAAACAGCGGCCTCTAATGTCAGCAATACTGACGGCAGTATTAGCTCTACTGTAAGAGTTCACCCAACTTCGGGGTTTAGTTTTGTTAATTGGACTGGCACATCAGCAGATGGAACTATTGGTCATGGGCTTGGAGCAAGACCAAAAGCCTGTTGGATGTACCCAATACAAGTAACAGCTAACAATGGTAATACACAAAGAGTTTGGTGGTGGGAAGCTAATAGTGACGGATATAACATCAACAATGGTTTGAATGAATCGCAAAGAGTCGAAGCAAATAATACTAATGGAATTATAACTGCTCATGCAAGTGGCGAGGGTACATCAACAGTTTTTTCAGTTAAAGAAGGTAATAGTTCGTTTGAGAATGTAAACCATTCTAGTCAAAACTATATGGCTATCTGTTGGAAAGAGGTACAAGGTTTTAGTAAGTTTGGCTCCTTTAAGGGTAATGGCGACGACAATGGTGCTTTCGTGTACTGCGGCTTCAAACCTGCACTTGTAATGATAAGAGCTATGGATAGAGAAGAAGGCACTTTTTGTTATGATAACGGCAGAAATCCAATTAATGATGATACTTCTTATATTATGGGAGTTAATGATAACCAAAGACATTTTGCAGATACCAATACTAGATTTGATTTTGTAAGTAATGGCTTTAAACTAAGAGACAATGGCCCAGCAAGAAATACCAATGGAACTCTGTATGGTTTTTGTGCTTGGGCAGAAAACCCTTTTGTAACATCAAAAGGAATACCAACATTAGCGAGGTAAAATTATGTGGGCAAAAGTAGAATCAAATAATGTTACGGAACTATATCCGTCCCCTAAACCTGTAGTCATAGGCGAAGTTACCTACCCAAAGAATATTTTTACTTCTTGGACTGAAGACGAATTAAAAGCTGTAAATATATATCCTGTTGTTCACGATAGCAGAAATTATAAAGACCCTAAGTACTATACTAACTCTGACCCTATCTATGCTTACAAAGCTACCGTTACTATAGATGGTGTTACACACAAAAAAGTCGTAACTAAATCATACACGGGTACTGTAGCTAAACCTTTAGATGATGTAAAAACTCAACATAAAGAAGCAATAAATGCACAAGCTAAAAATATTCTAGTACAAACTGATTGGTATGCACTTCGTGCCTTAGATGGTGGGACAGCTATGCCAGACAACATAAAAAACCACAGGATTGCAGTAAGGGCTAAAGCTAATGAGATGTGTGGCTTAATTGATGCAGCGACCGATGTAGATGCGTTAGCGGCATTATATGTTTATAATACTGATAATCCGGTCACAAGACCATTAGGAGAATTTCCAATTATATAAGGAGTATTTATGGATAATAACGCAGTAAAAGAAATAAATTTTGACGGTAAAGTGTATTTACTTGCAGATTTAACACAACGAGCAGTAGAAGCTTTTAGTATATTAATAAGAGCTCAGCAAAAAGCTAATGAATTAGCTGGAGAACTTGCGATAGTGCAAGCTGGACAGAATCAGATAACAGAAAACATTAGGAATATTATTAAGGAAGACAAAATTAAAGTTCAACCTAAAATAGAAAAAGTTCAATAAACATGCCCTCAGCCAAAGAAGCCATAGACAAAATATCCTCACACGAACGAGAGTGTTCTATAAGATATCAAAATATAGAAAAAAGGTTAGATAGAGGGGCAGTCAAATTTGATGCTATGGACACAAAGTTTACGCGATATATATTTGGTCTTTACGTCCTTATTATAGTAGCTGCAGGCGTAGATAGAATATTTTCTTAACAGGAGGTAGGTATGGACATTGAAAAATGTAAAGCAGAAATAAAACGTCATGAAGGTGAAATTTTAGAAATATATGAAGATAGCTTAGGGTATAAAACATTAGGTATAGGGCATTTATGCCAACCAGAAGACCCTGAGTATAAAAGTGACATAGGCACTAAAGTGTCCCAAGAAGTAGTAGACATGTACTACGACAGTGACTTTGATAAACATTTAAAAGAAACTGTTCACGTGTTTGGTGATGAGAAAGACTTCTATGCATTGCCCGAAAACATACAACACGTACTAGTAAACATGTGTTTTAATTTAGGTGGCACGAGATTATCTAAGTTTCGCAATATGTTATCCGCTTGTAGAGAACATAATTGGGAACAAATGGCTGCTGAAATGGAAGACAGCAGGTGGTTTAAACAAGTAGGAAGAAGGAGCGTAGAACTACAAGCATCAGTTCTTAATACTGTATAATGAAAAAATGGCTTATTTCAAACTCATTACTTTCGGAGGCCTTGCACCTAAAGTATCTCCTAGACTTTTAGGCGATACTCTTGCTCAAACGGCAACTGATGTAAATCTTGAGAATGGCAGGTTAGTTCCTGTCAAAGGTAACTCTACTACTAATCCTTCTAGTGGAGTTTCTACCCTAGCTAGTACAACTAAAAACGCAATATTTAAATATACGGACGACCCTGAGCGTTGGCTACAATTTGAAGATGATGTAAATGTCGTGCGTGGACCGGTGCCAGGAGACACCAATGACACGATTTATTGGTCTGGAGAAGCTTTTCCTAAAATGGGCAGGAGTTCTGATATTCTTGGCTCTGCACCTTATCCTAGTAGTTTTTATAGATTAGGCATACCTGCACCAACTGCAGCACCTACGGTAGCAGTAGCAGCTGCAACTACTATAAATGCAACTGTTACTGTAGATAATGGGGAAAGCTCCATAACTGTAACTACAGACAGTGCTCACAATGCAGCAGTAGATGATTATGTAACTCTTGCTGGTTTCTCTGCTACTGGTGGTATAACTGCAGATGAAATAAATAATACTTTTAAAATAAAAACAGTCCCAAGCACCACAACTTTGACTGTAGAAACAAGTGGCTCAGGTTCTAGCACAGCTACGTCTAGCAATGTGACAAACGGTGCAGCATTCAATGGTCCTTCTGACGCTCTAATAGACTTCTCCACCTCTTATGTATACACTTTTGTCAGTGCATACGGCGAAGAAGGACCACCTTCCCCAGCTTCTACTGTTGTAACCACTGACGATAACCAAAAGGTAAACCTAAGTGGTTTAGAAACTTCTAGTGGTAAAAGCAACACTAACCTATCTAAAAAACGTATATACAGGTCAAACACAGGTTCTAATACAACAGACTTTCAATTTGTAGCCGAAATCAATTTAAACGTAGCTACTTATGAAGACACCTCTACTAATGCAGAGTTAGCAGAGGTCATTCCGTCCACGTTCCACATTGCTCCTCCAGATGATGACACGAGCTTATATCCTGATGGCCCTATGAAAGGGTTAGTCAGTTTACCGAATGGTATTTTGGCAGGTTTTACCGGTAAGCGAGTTTGTTTTTCAGAGCCTTTTCTACCTTACGCTTGGCCTGCAAGTAGTAGAGTAGCTTTAGACGAAGAAATAGTTGGTATAGCAGTAACAGCTAATGGGTTAGTAGTAGGTACAAAAGGAACTCCATACTTAATAACAGGAGCAGAACCACGTTCTATGGGTGTTATAAGAATAGAAGCCTCTGAAGCCTGTCTAAATAAAAACTCTATGGTAGACATGGGAGACTATGTAATATATGCGGGGCCAGATGGATTAGTGTTAGTAGAAGGGGCTACCGTAGTCGTAGCAACACAATCTTTAATAACACCTAGCCAATGGCAGGCAGACTATTACCCAAGCACCATAAGAGGGTTCTTATGGGAAGGTAGGTACGTAGGCTTTTTCTCCACAGGTAGTGGTTATGGCGGGTTTATATTTGACCCTAGAGTAGAGAAAAGAGGTGGCGGAACCTCATTAAGCACCGCTGCACTAGTAAACTTAGACGCTAGTGCTGAGATACGAGGGGGATTCACAGACCCTGACGATAGCCAGTTATATCTAATAATAAGTAATGCCATCAAAAAATTCCAAGGCGACAGTAGCACTAACTTAACTTATAACTGGAAATCAAAGGTATTTCCTATGACCTCTCCTATGAGTATGGGTTTTGCTAAAGTAGAAGCTGAAACTTATCCAGTGCGGGTAAAAGTGTATGGCGACGGAAGTCTTATATATAACGCAGTTATAGCTTCTTCAGGCAGTAATTTTACTGTAACTGGCACTACACCTAGTTTTAGTTCCACAAACATATCAGAACCTATAGTTAGACTCCCCTCTGGACTACATAAAACATACGAAATAGAGGTTGAAGGAGCAACAATCGTTAATGAAATCTGTATAGCTCAGTCTATTGATGAGCTAAGGGGAGCTTAGTGAGTAAAGTCACTAAACTTCCTGGGTTAAAAAACCTACCCCCAAATTTAGAAAAAGAACTATACAGCTCTTTGCAATCTTTTAAAGAAGCTCTAGCTGTAAGACTAGGACAAGCAGGAGACCCTTTAGACCGAGCTGTAACCGTAAGAGAACTTATAGACTCTGGTGTAGCTAAAAAAAGAGCAAACAAAAATTTTGACCCAGCTACAGACACAACAGACTTTATACCGAATGACAGCACAGTAGAGGATTTATCCATCCCTCCTGCACCTACGGGGCTAACTGCATCCTCAACATTCACAGAAGTTATAATAGACTGGAATCCTGCTACTTATTCTAATCACGCTTTTACAGAAGTTTATAGGTCTAGAGATGATGAGGTAGGTGGAGCCCAGTTAGTGACAACCACTAGTTCTTTTATAACCACAGATGTAGTAGGGTACAACCAAACTTACTATTATTGGGTTAGATTTGTAAGCACGGCTGGAGTCAGGGGCCCTTTCAACGGCACGAATGGGGCTAGAGCAGATACCTTAGAAGATATAGGTGCAGTCATGAGTCAGCTGTCTGAGACCTTAGCTGGCCTACCTGGTTATAATCTAATCACTACAACAGCAGCTGCTGCTAATATAATAAAATCTTCTAGTCAGCCTAGCACCAGAGCAGACGGCTCATCTATAGGAGCCTTTGATATATGGTTTGATACTGATGATGGGCAAGTATACACAAGAAACGCTTCTAATGATGCATGGGTTGCGGGTAGAGATGCTACTTTAGTAACTCTTGTAGGCTCTACAAGTTTTACGGGCTCTACACTTACAGCAGCGTTAGCTACAGCACAGTCCGACATAGTTACAGTTACTAACGCACAAAATGCCACTGCTTCTTCTTTGACTACCCTGACAAGCACAGTAAATGGAAATACCAGTTCCATAACTACTTTGAATACTACTACAGCAAGTCACACTGGTGATTTAAATGCTATGTTTGTTTTACAAGCAACTACAGAATCAAATGGTAGTCAGTCTGTAGCAGGTATGGTTATAGGGTCTAATGCGAGTGATGGCTCTGGTGCTCAGTCTTTTGTACAGTTTCAAGCAGACAAATTTGCTATTTTCAATGGTTCTTCTGCTACTGCTCCTTTTATTGTTAGCAGTGGCACAGTATTTATAGATAGTGCACGTATACAAGACGGAGCTATATCAACTGCACGTATTGCGGATTTAGCCGTGTCTAACGCTAAAATTGCAGACGCAACCATACAAACCGGTAAAATAGGCGACCTACAAGTTACTAATGCAAAAATAGCAGATGCAACTATCGAAGACGCAAAGATAAATACCTTAAATGCTACAAAAATAAATGCAGGTTTTTTATCTGCGGATAGGATTGACTCTAACAGCATTACAGCGGCAAAAATAAATGTTACAGACTTAGTGTTGCCTACTAATGGTGGCACAGTTACAGGTAGCACTATTGGGAACTTCAATAACAACTCTAAAAGATATGCAGAGATAACTACAGTAGGTAGTGGTGCTGGGTTCTATCAAGGGTACGTGCGATTAGTTGGAGGTAATGGTCAAGTCAAAACGATACATTTACTATTTTCTGATGGTACGGTCGACACTACAGTTACATCAGGTGGTAGTGACACGGCAGAGTTACTAGATAGCAGTTCTGGTGTAGTCTATAGAACTCCTGACATAGAACATTTAAATACAAATATAACTGAGTCTAGGCTTACAAGCAGTGCTGACACTGCTAACTTACCAATAGCGTTTAGGTATACAGGTAGTGGTACAGTAAAATGTTATATATATGGGCAAGGCGATGCTAACTCTAGGCAGATAGGGTCAGCTGATGTTAGATTTGTTAAGTTTAGTGCAAGTTAATTATGGCAGTTTTAAAAAGATATACAGCTAGTTTTACCCCAGATGTTATAACTTCTAAGCAAGTAACAGAGAATGGCGAAGTTCTAGTTACAGAAGTTGAATACACTATAAATGCTTATGAAACAGCTAACTCTAGCAATACAGTAACTGTACCTAAGCAACATATAACTTTTAATTACTTTGCTAAAGACACCGATGATGTTGATTTTGTACATATAAGCAACGTTACAGACACAGTGGTAAAGCAATGGATAACTAACCATTTTAATTCTAAGTCTTTAGAGTTAAACACGTTGTTATCTTATACTGACGGAATAACATGGTCATCAGAAGATGATATTGACGTAAGCAACCCTTACGGGTAATAATATAGATATTAACTTTGGAGATAAAAATGCCAGGACATAAAATGAAAAAAATGGGTAAGAAAAAACCTGCTAAAGGTAAAAAGAAAAAATCCATGAAGAAAAAGAAATCCATGTACGGATATGGTCGCTAGGAAAAAAAGAAAACCTGTAAAGAAAAAAGGGTTGACCAAAAGACAAGAGGCCAGCATGAAGCGGCACTCCAAACATCATACGGCTAAACATATGAAATATATGAAGAACCTTATGATGAAGGGTAGTACTTTTACTGCTGCCCACAAAAAAGCTCAAAAAGCAGTAGGAAGATGAAGGATATATTAAAAAATGTAGTAGGTGCGGTAGCTCCTACTTTAGGCACCGCTTTAGGTGGGCCAATGGGAGGCATGGCTGCTAATATGATTGCAGAGGTATTAGGTTGTTCTAACGACCCAAAATCGTTGCAAAAAGCAGTTAGTGCAGCTACCCCAGAACAGATGCTTGAACTTAAAAAAGCAGAGCAAGCATTTGAACTTCAAATGAAAGAACTCGAAGTGGATGTGTTTAGGTTAGAAACACAAGACAAAGAGAGTGCAAGAAACAGATTTAGCGGTGATTGGACCGCAAAAATAATGGGTATAGCCACACTAGGCGGGTTTTTAGGCTATATCTTCTTGGTGACTTTACAGCCACCAGAACAAAACAGTGAGGCACTTATTAACTTGGTGCTGGGCTATCTAGGAGGCTTAGCCAGTGCTGTTATATCATTCTATTTTGGAGCCTCCAATGGTAGCGGTAAGAAAGAGTAAAGTTTTTTTCCTACTATTAGGATTCACATTAGTTAGTAATGTTCAAGCACAAGATAGTGGTGCTACGGGAACTTGTGATGCAGGAACCCAATATTGTGAAGCGTTAAATACGACTAACAATACCACCACAAACAATACTAATACTAATACCAATACGAATACAAATACCAATACAAACACCAATACTAATACGAATACGAATGTTAACACTAGCACTAATAACAATACTAATACTAACGTTAGTACCACCACGAACACAAATACAAGTGTTAACACGAACACGAATACTAACAACAACAATAATACTTCGACATCTACAAGTGTTAACACCAATAACAACAATAACGTTAACACTAGCGTTTCAACTTCTACATCTAATGTAAATCAAAACGTCAACAATAATACAACTTCAAATAATACGAATACCAATAACAATTACAGTGAGTCTAATTCAAATGTAAATACCAATAACACGAACATTAATGAGAGCAATTCGACTTCGAATAACACGAACAATAATACAAATACAAACTACAACGAAAGTAAATCAGAACAAGTAATCACACAAAATATAAATACAAAAGCCCCACCAGCATCGGCCATAGCCCCTAGTATCATGAGCTACTCTCAAGATTTGTGTACCACAGGAATCAGTGGAGCCTACCAAGGCCAAGTGTTTGGTTTTTCAGGCGGCAAGTCCGTTAGAGATATGAATTGTGAACGCTTGAAACTGTCCAAATATGTGTACGATATGGGCATGAAGGTAGCGGCTGTTGGTTTGTTATGTCAAGACGAAAGGGTTTTTCAAGCTATGGAAATGGCAGGCACCCCATGCCCATTCGAAGGTAAGATAGGCGAAGAGGCTAAAAAAGAATGGGAAAAATATCCTAGCTTAAGACCCGATTACCAAGAATATAAACAAAAGAAACAAGATAAATATGTAATAGATGAAAAGCTATACGTGCAAGATTGCACCAACGAGCTCAACCCTGTTAGAAAAAAAGCTAAAAAAGATATAGCAGGTTTAATAGTAAAAACATTTTCTACAAAAACAAAAACTGACAAGCAGTGTAAGAAAGAATTTAAAAATGTTCAGTCATGAGGTGTTTAATAGCCTTACTGCTCGTGTTATCGTTTTCGGCCTCCGGCCAGTACGTGTACGAAGCTAATCAAGACCTTTACCAACTACAAAAAAATGCAGGTAATTTCGAAGGCGAATTAGCCTACGAGGTAGGAGATGACCAATTATCTGTCGCTATAGATTTATCTTTTGACTTTAATTTCTATGGGCAAACATTTGATTCAGCTCGTATGGCTACTAATGGTTGTCTTCACTTTGGACTAGGCACAGGTAATATCAACTTTAATAATTACTGTGGCGACTACACTCCAGACCCTTTAAGCACGAAAAATTATACCTATACTATGTTGCCCTTTTGGACTGACTTAATAAGAGATAACAACTCTCGTATGAAGTCTTGGGGTGATAATACTAAAATGATATTCGGTTGGTATGACATGAGAGAGTATAACCGCAACTCTGATAATAGCTTTGAAATAATATTATGGCCAAACCACACCTTTGAATATAGATACGATGAACTAGATATAATTAATCACGATGTATTAATAGGTGAAATAGGGGCAAATTCTAACCAGTCATACACATATTTGTTCTACGATGAATGTAATACAGGGACTACAAACTCTAGTGACTGTGTAAACACAAATTGGAATAACTCATCTTTTAACACTTTATTAGAGGGTGGTGGTAGTTTGTATGGAGTGGGCTCTGGAAACGGTATTGATTGTTCTAACCCTTTGAACAACTCTCTTTGTCCAGGTTATGCAGCTGCATACCAAACACAACAATGTTCTTTGGATGCGTTGTATTCAGAAAACTGCAGCGGTTACTGGGAAGCATATGATGATTTGCAATGTGATTTAGACCCTCAATATGGGCCTTTTTGTCCTGGATATAGACAACAAGACTCTGTAGCTTTCTTTAGGCACGAAGAAGAGTTTGATTACGGCATAGAAGAAGACTTTGAAATGTTTAACGAGCCAATCTTTATAGAGGAATTATTTTTATTTGAAGAGCCTTTGTTTACATTTAGAGAAGAACCAGAGTTCTTTGAGCCTATAGAAGAGTTAATATTTTTACCAGAACGACAAGGGCCTGATGATTTTGAGGTGCTAATAGCTTTTGAAGAACTAGAGCCCTTTGAATTACAACCTTTACCTACTTTGCCATTGCTATTAGAAAACCCATTAATAGACGAATTTATATTTCAAGAAACTGTAAGAATAGAAGAAAGACCCCCAGAACCAGAAATAATTGAACGTTTTGAAACTAGAGAAGAGTTAGAAGAATGGTTTGAAGAACAAATAGTAGAAGAAGAACCTATAGAAGAAGCCCTAGAAGAACTCGCAGAAGAAGAAGACGAAATAGTAGAAGAAGAACTATTAGAAGAAGTTGACGAAACAAGAGAGATAAAGTCTAACAAAAATAGAAATCTACGTGTTGTTAAGTCTACTGTTGCTTCAGCAACTAGCAATTCGTACACGTCCAGCTCTTCTGGTGCTAGCACAAGCACGACAAGTAGTGCGACTGGTAGCATAAGTAACTCGCCTAGTATCTCTGAACAGTTTTCATCTTCAGTGAGTCAAACTAATCAAATACTAAGCATGGACACAAACATGGGCACTTCTACCACTGCAACCGTATCTAGTTCCACGGTCGGTGGTGAAACAGCAACAGTAACTTCGGTTGTAAGTAACTTATCCACAGGCTCAGAAAGCACGCAAAGCATACAGTCTCAAATAAATGATGCATTGCCAACTAACACAAGTGCTAGTGAGAGCGAACAGTTAGTAGAGAATATTGTTGCTCAAAACCTACAAAATGCCCAAGCCGACATAACAGCTGAACAAGAAGAAACAGGAGAGTATGGAGATGAAGCTACTTTAGTAGCGTACATGGGGTACAACCCAAACTTTGTCGTGTACTATGGCGTAACCTTAACAGATACAACTAATTGGTATGTACCTAAAACTATTTATGAAAACAACATTTTAGTGGATAATATAGAAGGGTTCTATAGAATGGCAGGGCAAAATTTAGAAACTCTGCAAAAATTAAGGGACCTACAGCCAAATTTAAATGGAGGTGCATATGAATTGGTTAGAGAATAAAACTACACAAATAATTGCATTAGTGGGTATAGTGTCAACCTTAGCTGGCTTTGGGTATACAGGAGCTCAGTACGTAAACAGGTTAGAAAATCTTGAAGCTAAGATAGGTGGAGTAGATGAGAATATGGATGAAATGAAAATAATTGAAGAACGTTTTGCATCCATAGAAACATCTGTAGAGTTTTTAGAAAAAGAAATAGATAAAATACAAGTTCCAGATGTAGCAGAAATAAAGTCTGACATAGCTGGTATAAAGGTATCTTTATCAGACTTAAAAGAAACTGTCTCAGAAGTTAAAGAAGATTTAAAAGATTTAGATAAAAACCCACTTCAAGGGTAATGGCTAGAAACTACAGACGAGAGTACGACAACTACCAAGGTACACCGGCCCAAATAAAAAGACGTGCTATGAGAAACAAAGCACGTCGTATGTTAGAAAAAAAGGGCAAAGTAAAAAAAGGTGACGGTAAAGATGTACATCATAAAGACGGAAATCCTATGAATAGTAAAACATCTAACTTATCTGTAAGAAATAAGTCAAAAAATCGTTCTTTCCCCCGAAATCGCAAAGCTGGCAAAAAATGACCTCACAGGATGGCCTGTAACGCAATTTGTTAAGGTACCGAATGGTATTAGTCTAAAAAGACTAACTTTTGCTTAACGGGTCTCTACGTTCGTCTAACGAGGTTTTGTCTTTTTCAAGCGTTTTTATCAGTCTATTTAGATACCATTCTGCTTTTTTTAAGTCTTGCACCCCTTTTTTTAGTTCATACCGCCAAATATATTTTTGTATGTTACCTTTAAGATAACCTTTGAAGGCTTCGGGTGTCATACTTTCTTCAATAGCATCAATGCACTCTATGTTGCCGCTATTGTAATGTGGTGGTGAGTTAACTAAATCTGGTTCTTTTAATAATCGCCCCATACTTTGGTTTTCTTTCCTCCGTGATATTCTACTGCATGACCTTCGTCAATCAGTAATTTACAAATGTCTTTCCCATCCTGGGTGTAAGGTATTCCGATTATGCGTCCATACTTACCTTTGCCTAAAGATTTTATTTTAAGAGCAGGCCCGCATAGTTCTACTAACCTGTCTTTAGCTGCAAGCCCTAACTTTTTTTCTGCTAAATCTCTAGTCCTAGATTCGGGCGTATCTATACCGCTAAGTCGTACTCTTTGTTTGTTTAGCCATACATCAAAACCTAAGTCTATGTTAACGTCGATTGTATCTCCGTCTATGACTCTGTCTAAAGTACAGTTGTATACAAAAGGTTCTGGGTTACTCATGGCAGGCATGCACCATTATTACTTAGTAAAAAGATAACATAGATACAAACTAAAGAGCCTGTGTACCCAATAGCCATCATAGTTGAATGTCTCATAAAAAATCCTCTGGGTCAGGTAGCCACATGCCAAATAGCACTAGCCCACCCAATGTTAAACATAATACATCAATCATAAGTTAGCTCCTCCTAAACAAAAAGTAGTTAGGTTATCTATATATTGTACAAAAGATATAGAACCATTGGTAAATTCTTTCAAAGTGATTTTTTCTAAGTCAAAGTTCTCTGTTATGTACACTAAATCTCCAGAAGCAATTACCACGTACGCATTTATATTGTTTTTTGCGTGCAATCGCAGGCATGCCTTTTGTTGAGCAGACAATTTAATTTTTACAAAAGAGTTATCTTTCTTGGGTAATACCTCTAGGTATTTATATTCAATAAAACAATGTTGATATTTACCAGAATAGAAAGCGTCTGGTACGCCACCGTGGTAAGGGTCGTTTATCTTCCACGAATAGATGTACTTAGGAAGGTGTTTGTGTACTTTTGCTATGAAATCCTTTTCTCGCACAGAATGAGTATACCATACAATCGGGCATGCGACCTATACTGTCGCACGCCGATTGCACGAAAAGCTAATTAGTTAGCTAGTTTATCTCCGAAAGAAACAGTATAAAACTTTTTAACGGTTTCATATGCTTCATCCTTTAGGAAATCGACACGGCTAACTTCTATATTCATAAAAGCTTGGCCTTTTCTATTTGAAGTAGAAATAGATGCCATTTTCCATAAAGAGGAAAAACGGTCCCCACCGAACTTCGCTATCTGAGTATTCCATTCTCTAGATACACGTAGCTTAGAAGATGCACAGTCAAATAAGAATGGGATATCAGAAATGTCACCAGTCTTTTCATCCACTCTTAATAGAGTATGAGTCTGAGTTTGGATAATTTCGTGGTCTTCCACTGTCTTACCTTCGGCTTCAAGATAATCTACGGCGTCTGAGCTAGATGCAAAGCTTCCAACTAGACCTCCTCCTTTATCTCTTTTCACCCAAAGAACATATTCTTCTTTGAAGTGCACATTAACAACATACAGCTCTTGACCATAGTTTTCACCAGTCACAGTATTTATGAAATCACCGACTTCGGCTCCTTCCATATAATCTGGATGTTGCTTATCAACTTCATTAGACATCTTCTGAAGTTGCTTTACGCGTGGCACTGAGAGATGTTCAGATGTAACATTCTCATTACCTAGTCGTGTACCATTTTTTACATGAGCTGGTACTTTGCTCGTTACAATACTTATATCGTTCATGGTTATTACTCCTTATTTCATCGATAAAGTTAATTATGTTGACCTGTAATTTATACGAGTCAACTCCGTGCTTTTGACACCAGGTACATCCATACCTGCTGCAACAGCTTCCCTATAAGCAGTAGCTGAAACACGCTTGTGCATAAGTTCAAACTGATTAGTTTTAGCTATATGCTCTTGCAATGTGTCCCAATCTTCTACAGTAGGGACAATCTCATTTTTAAGTGAGACTGTACAGTTACCATCAGAAATTTTATCGAGCCCTTGCTCTTGCATTCTAATGGATATTTGGGCTTCTAGCTCTCGCTTAGAAGTGTTTAGTTCTTTCTCTCGTGCTTGTAAGGCTTTTATGCCGTTACGTACGTTGCTGTATTCAGCTAATAAACTGTCTAATTTTTTCATGATATCTCCTTTAATATATGTAATAAGTTTTCCATTCGCCCAAGTTTAGTATTTAGTTTCTTATACACCTCAGGCTCCCAAGTTTTCTTGGCTTGTATAAGAATGGTTTCGGTCTTTTCTGTTTGTCCAGGTCTATGTATACGCTGATTAAATTGTTGAAAATGTTCTGCGTTATAAGTGGGCGAACACCATATAATAGTGGTTGCCTTAGTAAGAGTAAGTCCGTGTGATGCTGACTGTGGGTGGCAAAACAACGTACGTATCTGACCAGCCTGGAACCTTTGCACGATATCTTTTCTCCGTTCAGCTGGAACAGTCCCATCTATAACTTCGTACGATATACCCTCTTTGTTAGCTAATTCTACTAGTGCATCTTTTTCGTGTCGCCAGTTGAATGCTACTAGAGAGTGTTTTCGTTGAGATATAAGTGTCATAACTATGTCATACCGTTCTTGGTGTATGAACTGGACTAGACTGTCGTCATCGTACACGGCACCCGTAACTAGCTGCAAAAGCTTTTTGACACGAGAACCTGCGTGTATAGCGTTTACTGTGCCAGATTTTGTATACAAAACAGAATCATTAGCTAGTGTATCGTACATATGCTGCACTGCTGGTGTAAGTTTTGTATTGACGGTTCGTGTAACGTTGTCAGGTAAATCTATACAGTCGGACAGTGCAAATCTAATAGATATATCAGAAAGTTTATCTGCAACTGTTTCTTCTATACCAGGTTTATCAATCCACTCATTAGCAAAACCATTGAATCGTGGAGTGCATACTTGATTACGATACGCAAAGAAACGCGTACCTAATCTCTCTCCATCATCGATGAGGAGTGCTGGGTGCCAAATATCTAGAATAGTATTACTATTAGGAGTACCAGACATGGCAATCCTATTAGTAAAATATGAGATAAGTTTTCTGAGATTTTTGGACCTTTTAGTAGTTCTATTTTTGAAAGCGGTGAACTCATCAATAATGAGTGTATCGAACTCTTCAAGGAACTGTGTATTTTTTTGTAAAAAGTTGACAGCTTCGAAATTAGTAATGACCATTTCGAGACTTTCATCTTTGAAGATTTTTTCTCTGTTTTTGGCATATGCTACTCCATACTTTATGTTGGGTTGAAACTTCTTAATGTCCTCAACCCAGGCCGCTTCCAATATAGAAAGTGGGGCCAAGACTAATGTCTTACCTCCAAGTATAACATGTGCATCTAGACATGCACGTGTTTTACCAGTGCCTGGGTCAGACGTAATCATACATTTTGGATTATCTACAATGAAGTTTGTAGTTTCAGTTTGATGAGCATAAGGCTCAGGTATATCATTCATCTTTCGTTCTCCGTTGTTAAAGTGCTCGGTGTTATTTGTTTGAGTACTTTATATGGTTATTATATCAGGTTATAGCCCAACTGCAATGTGGGTCTAAACCTTTTGCATAAGTGCACCATTTACAATTGTACTGACTAGGGTTCGGTGGGAACTCTGTAGCAGTAGTCATGTTAATGGCTCTCTCATGTAACTTTGGCATAAAGACCATGGCTTCATCCCGTGTGTAAGTTTGTTCGGATGTAGTACCATGGTCCAAATACCATATTTCTGTTTTGACAAACTGTAGTAATGGATATCTAAAAAAACTACCAATAGCATATATAAGTGCTTGTTGACTGTGTGCGATTTCATTACCTATTTGTTTGCCTGTTTTATAATCGATAACTCGTGCTGAAGTGTCATCTTCGTGTACGAATGCATCTAGTTTTATACGTGCCCATACATCAGGGGCCATCCAGTCGCACGTTTTCCATGAACGTGTAAAACCCCAATCACCTTCAAGTTCTACTTTTGCATCAATAAATAACTCACGTAGTTGTTTGAATTTACTAGTAAATTTATTTAATGACTCAGGTAATTCTGCAAGTTGTCCGTTCACGTACTTTTCTGCCTCTTCATGTATTGTTGTGCCACGAGCTGCGGCTGGACCAAAGTCTTCAGGTATACGTTTTACTTTAGCTATGTAAGAACGATACGCACAGCTTTCAAATGTTTTTAAAGCTGAATAAGACCAAGCTGGAATATCTCCCAGTTCTAAGTCCTCCGTGACCTCAACCGTTGAGATTAGGTCTGGACGATTGGGTTGTGTTAGTTTCTCCATTTAGTAGCTCTAAATCCCGTTCGTCGAAATGCTCCTTTACTAGCTGTTCACGAATATTATTGTCTAATTTCCATGTCAATACAACCCCACGGGGTATTCCAGCTGTACGGTCTTTACTAACACGCTTTCTTGCTGTTTTTATATTTAATCTAGACATTCGCTTGGAAAACTCTCTTTGCGACAGTGTGTTACGACTGTCTGTAAGTGCGTCATACACAACTTTAAAATGTGCTAGTGGTATAACAACTTCTTCTCCTAATGTAGCAACCCAATCTTTAACATATCTTTGTGCCGTGCTAATTCCACCGGCATCAAAAGTATTTGTAAGTGGAATGTCTAAAACATCTGTAAAATATTCTAGGTTTCGTGTACGTATCGCATGTGCTGCTTCTTCGATGACCGACATAGATACTTCTTTCATTTCTTTCTTAGCGTCATTTTCTAATGCAGTATGAGCCATACGTGCATCTACCTGGAACTTCTGGAGTACACCAGCCACGATGTAAAGTTCTTTTTCTAACACGGACAGATTATCCAGGAGCTCTGGATGCACGACTTCTAGTTTTTCTTCTTGACGTGGAGCAACATTATAACGTCTGTCTGAATCTTCTATTTTGACAGCGTCTGCTCTGTTAGTAAGAAATATAAAGTTCGTGTATGAAGGCAGCTCTATCTGGTTGGTACGCATAGCCCTAATAGTTAGGTTTGGTTCTGTTATTTGGTGTTTTAACTTATCAGCCATTTTACCTACAGAACCTGAATCTGCCATACGAAACTCGTCTACTACAAGAAACAATGCAGTTCTCATATAAAGATTGAATTGTTCTTCAATATTTTCTAAAGCTCTCATTGGTGCTTGTGCTTCGCCGAAGAGACGCTTCAGGACTCTATGCACGAACAAACCTTTACCAGTACCAGGTACTCCTGTAAATATCCAAGCCGTCATTGTTTTACGTTTGTTTTGATAAATGTAAGCTAACCAGTTTATAAAATGTTCAAACTCTGGTTTACCATTACCAAGAGCGTGCATTAAGAGCTTGTAAAAGTTTGGTGCAACTTTTTCTATTTGAATAGCTTCACCATAGGAAAGTTCTTTTACATTCTCTTCTGCACGCAACATGTAAGGAGTACGACGGTATAAGTTTACGTAGTATGGAGCTTCTTCGAGCTGTATGCCGACACCGCTGCTAGGGTCAAAAGTGACCCGGGCATCAGGAATATAATCAAGATTAGGCCTGCTATGAGAGCGTAGGAAATCGTTGATAGAGTTTTTTGTAGTAGGCGTGAGAGGGTACTCATCACTGAATTGTTTTTTAGTTTCATCATATACTCCGTTATAGTAAGTGTCCGTGTAAAAGTCACGTAACGCTATTGGTTTAAGTTTTGACTTTTCATCTACTTTATCTGCAAAGATTTCGAAAATGCTTTTATAAAAGTCTGGGTCTGCTTTTTCTATTTCCCAAATGGGTTCTCCTTTAAAGTTATACATATAATGTGGGTTAGTTAATACGAAAAAGTATCCCCCACTGTCGCCTCCGTTCACATTACAGTTTACGTAAGGCTCAGATACACGACTAATTTGAATAGTCATTTTATCTGGGTTTTGTAAAACTTCGTGTGTTTCACCAGAGACGTTGACCGTGGTTACCTTGCCTGTTTTCTTAGGTAGACTATTTTTTTTCCTAAGGTTATCTTTAATCTGCAAACCAAGCGTGTGCACCTTCTCAGGATTAACACTAATTAAAGATGAGGAGATTTCCAGGGTTGGCGAACCACGGTCAACTTTAACAAACCTTCCGTCAGGATAAGGGTCTTGCACACCAATAAATTTTGGTGGTGCAAGATATATCAACTTGCTGTTATCTGCAACCGACGGGTCAAGTATGTACGAAAGACTTTGTCCATTAGCTGACAAAGTAATTTGTTCGGCTAAAAAGTTACATTCATAATTTATAACACGAATATAATCTTTTAAAGTTTTTGGGTGCACTGGCATATCTAAAAGAAAGAACAGATGTAAAGATACCTGGTCTTTTTTTATGCCTAAAGATGCACTAGCTTGTGCTATATATGACACATTGTGAAATATACTAGGCAGTTGTAATACAATTTTATCGGCCATAGCCTGAAGGTCATCTCCTGGAGTTGCACGAAGTCCGTCTACGTCTAGGACTAGTAACTCTGTTGGAGCAGAACGGTCGGACATAAAAGCCCGGGGCTCATCTTTAAGGGCACGTTTAAGTGGGCCCTTGTGTAGACACGCACCTTGCTGGGCCGCTGCCGTAATTACACGAAATAATTTATTAAGACCTTTTTTGTCTAAAGATATATCGTGAGATTCTGATGTAAAGTTTTTAACTAAAGGATAAGGTTTTGAACCTTCTTTAGTTATTTCCTTTACTAGGGGTTTTTTTGCTTTTAAAAATATAGTTTGCATTTTTATTCTCCTTATTTAAGTATATTTCTTCTCTGTCAATGCGTATAGTAGGGTCAGCCTGAAACCCTAACTTGCATTGGTTTTGTGAAATATTAGTAACTGTTATCGTGCATAACTCCAGCTCAGATGCGGAATCATGCACGACAATCTTTTGACCTTTTTTTCTAGTCAGTATTAGATTTTTACTTGTCATATACAGTACTAATATGTCCTTCTGCGGCTAGTGGTAAATCTTTACACCAGTCAGGTGGAGTAGTCATAATTTTAATAATCTTCTCCATTGTAACATCTGCGTCTAGATTTGACCCAATACCAATTATTTCATCATGAACCTGTAAGACAATGTCAACTTCAGGTAAAGTTTGTATGTCTAACATTTGGTCAGTCATAACGATTCTAGCTAATGCTTGCACAACGTTTTCTGTAATCATTGGTCCATGCGTACGAGTTCTTTTAGGAAAATGTTTAATATAAGTAAACTCTCCAGAGTCGTATGCAAGATTTGGGTATTTAAGTGACAACCCACTTGGCAACTCTATTTCTCGTCTTTTAATAACAACTGGACCATAGTTAACAGTGTTGTTATGTAACATAAGAAATAAAGCGTCTTTCATTTTAGACCACAGTATAGGTATTCTTGGATACATAGCACGATATTGATTAACAATATTTTTTGCTGTTTGGTCACCAATATCAACTGAAGGCGAACCTGAACGTAAAGTATCTTTGAAACGTTCGTGTCCCATGCCGTACCCTAGCCCCAAGACTGCTGTTTTGCCGACATATCTTTCTAACTCGTCATCTTTAGTAATAGTTTTACCATAAACTTGACTTGCAAACTCCGAGTAGACATCGCGGCCTTCTGCAAATGCACGAAGTAAATCTTCTGACTTGGATAACCAAGCTAACATTCGTGCTTCAATGTTAGACAAATCAGCAATGAAGAGTGTTTGTCCTTCTGGGGCTTTGATTGCCGTGCGTAATTTGGAGCCACGTGGCAGATTTTGAACGTTTAGTTTGTCAAGTCCACCAAACCTACCTGTATGTGCAGCAAAATAACTCAAAGGCACACCAAAAGTGCCGTCAGGGTTGCACGAATCGATAAACCGTTGTGCTCTGGTTTCTTCGATACGTGACTTGACTACCTCACGGGCGTCCCACAATGCACGATGTTCTGGATACATATTGCACATTTGAATGTAAGCTGGGTCGTTTTTGCCAAAAGCAGGTATTTGCTCACCTGTTGTTGGACTTTTTTTCGTGGGTATGTTTATCCCGAGGGCCTCCAAATGTGCACGAAACTTTTGTTGTGACGCAAGAACTTCTCGTGTTGTGCCTGAAGCTTTGATGGCCTCTTTTGCACGTTTTATCACTTCATCTTTGTAGTCTTTCAAAAGTCCACGGTCCATAAGCAACCTCGGTTCTACAAACATACGCACGGTTAAATCAATCAAATCAAGTTCCTTGTTGGGAAACCTTTGAAGGTATTTATTGAATAATGCGTGTGTAAGGTCCACGTCCTGGATACAATACTGTCCGATAGTCTCGTCTAATTTAGGGTCTAAGTCCCTTATCCCTTTAGCAGTGATAAGTTCTTCTCCCTTTCTCATAGATTTATCTTTAGGAAACTCACGGCTGACACAGTCTTTAAGTTTTGCAGACATGTTCGGATACAAGCCACGGCTCATTGCCGCTGTGTCGTAATAATACGACGGCTTATATCCGAAATGCTGAGTAAGAATATAAGCATCGAATAGTGTATTGTGGCAAACGAGGGCAGTATTTCCCCAATCGATTTGCTGTAATATGGCCGGGGTTTCATCTTCTGAATACCACTCGGTTTCACCATCCTCCACCTTTATCCCCACGCCCCAAACCTTAAATTGTTCGTCATTAACGTATTGTGCAGTGGACATTTTAGTTAACGTGTAATCTACGTCATAAAATGTTTCAAAGTCTAAATATATTTTTTGCATTACAAACTCTCCATAAATTGTTGCATTACATTGGCTGGCGGATGACCTTCATGTTCTAACATCATATGGGCATACGCCTCTGCATCTATGTTAGAAAGTCCATTACGCTTAGCCTCATCGAAATAAAGTTCTAATAATCGTTCGTTATGTTCACAGCTCATTTTAACCTCCCCCACTCTTTCAAGTGCTTTTCTGCGATTTCTCCTTTGCGTGCAAGCTCTTTGACTCTGCTCCAAGCTTTATCTAAATCTTTTTGTGCGTCTTTGTCAGAAGATATACCCTCTTCTGCATAAAAAACTAAAGCATTTTCAATAATTTCTATTGCGTCAGTCATACTACATCCTCATCCGTATTGGTGTTTATACCATAATAGCCACCCTCATCTATATCGCGTCCTAACTCTTCTTTTAAGACTTTTTTAATATGGTCTATATCTTCGACAATTTTTTTGTTATCTGCTCTTAGTTCAGCCATAGCTAAAACGTCATCAGATAGACTATGAGTTTGTACCTCTGAAGGTCGTTTTTGGTCAGGTAAAGGATTAGGTTTACCTTCTACAAGCCATACTCTGAAATGATGTGGAGCATCTGGTCCTTTGCGAGAGCCCTCCCATACTTTTCTAGATACAAACTTTTTGTTGTGTTTTTTACCCCAATTAATTACTGTAAGTACTTGGGTTTGTGACTGAACAGCAAAACTTTGCCCTTCTTTCATTTTTTTAAGTTGGGCTATCGCTTCGTCGTTAAGTATTACATTTCCGCGGTATGTCTGATGTTCTATACCGTCCTCTATTTTTATTTCAAGAGGCTTAAAGTTGCTTTTCCAATTATTAGGTTTTGTCATTATTCTTCCCTCCTTGTTTCTTTTTGCTCTTTCATATGTTTAATAATTTCGATTAATAAATCTTCAAAATCATCTTCGTGAACTTTATCTAGTAGTTCAATTATCATAGTTGCATTTGATATCATAGTTCCTCCTTGAACTGTTCCATTTTTGCACACCATTCTTCGTACTCTTTTGTGGTAGCACGTTCCCAACCTATCTGCTTACTGGTGTACATATTGTAAGCAGTAGATATTTTGACATATCGCCATTGTATATAAGGTAAATCTGCTGGGTCGTTATACGTGTAAGGATGAATAGGATTCCTCTTTACATATACGTGACTGGGGGGCATAAATTACTCCTTAACTTAGTTGACAAAACTCCTTTTTGTCTTTATGACTATAAATATTACACCATGGTGGTGTGATATACAAATAGGAGAATATTATGGCAACATATACTTCAGACGTAGTAGACGGTAATCAATCTTTCAAACCATTTCCTTCTGGGCAAATGGGTGTTAGATATGCAAAATTCGAAGCTACTACAGCTTTAGCATTAAATGATGTTATCCAAATGGTTGATGTCTTTGCAGGTGAAACTGTACATGACATAGTACTAAAAGTTGATGACCTTGATTCAGGTACAGCTCTTGTTCTTGACATCGGCGACGGTGCTGACCCAGATAGAATCGTTGATGGTTCTACAATTGGACAAACCGGCGGTGTTGATAAAACAGACGCAGGTTTTGCACCTTATGAGTATTCAGCTGATGACACCATTGATATTCTAGTACAAGTCGCACCTGGTGGTGGCGGTACTGGAACAATTGAACTTTGGGTATACGTATCCTAAGTTAAAAACGCATAGCCCAAGCCGGGACTCCGAATCTTGGGCTATACTAATGCCACTCCTTGGCATGTCAAAATGACTCTCTATCTCCCTGCTCCACTAGCTGGCTACTCAGAGGCTAGCATGTCGTGCACTACCCGGACCGGAGGGCTCTTCCTCAAGAGAGTCAAACTTTCACTCAACGTCGTATTCACTTCGTGGATACTGCTCTTCAAACTTAACATAAGCTAAATCTAAAGATAATTTATCCTCTCCATATTTTTGACGTTCATCATTGACAGCGAAAACCCAATTGTCACGGTTAGCTGTCCAAGACCATTCATGGTTATATTCCCATTTTTTATCTTGCATATAAGTTGCCATCTTAATACCCCCTATTTTAGTAATGAGTTCTCAAACACAACCTCTGCCATCTCTTCTTTGATGTCATCAGGTATAACAGCTGCAGGTTTGACCTTAGCTGGTTTCTTAGGTTGTGCTTTCTTAGCAAGTCTTTGTTTGTATTCCTCTGGAACGAGGGCCATACCACCAGAAAACTCATCAAGAAACTTCTTCAGTGTAGAAAACTGCATTAGACAATCTTCCATCTTCTTTACTGCATCGGCAACTTTCATATCAGTTTCTGGTACTTGCTTGAGAACATTATACATTTCTGGGTCAGATATTACCAAACCAATATCAATATGAGGTGCGTAATCAGCCTTAGCTTGATAATCACTCATACTACCGTCAAGTGTAAACGGCAACAAAACAGGCTCAGTAAACTCGTATTCGAAGTACATATCTCCATCTACATAATTATCAGACGCTGGGTTATGAGTATGGCCAGATGTTTTATAATAATCTGAATACTCATACTTTGGGTTCCAATCAAAAATATGTTCAAGATTTTCTTCAATTGGTCGTTGGTCATTGATAACAGCATATATTTTATGTGAAGGATTCAAGCTCAAAATATTAGGCTTACCACCCCACGAATCAAACATACTACGTTTCCAAAAAGCCTCTGATTTTGCCAAATCATTGCTTTTATCTCCAACAATATTTTGAATTACTTGGTACTTAAAATCTTTTAACAAAGCTTCCGCTTCGGAACTCAAAGATATAAAGTCATTAATCAAAGGTACCTTACCAGATACTGTATCCTTTATATCTGAAACAACTTGTGCTACTCCAGATTTATTCTCGTACGCCGCTCTTACTTGCTTTCCATAATTAGAAAGCATTTGTTCCCGCAACGTTTGGGACATTTGTACACTAGCCATTTAACTTCACCTCCTTATGTGATGTGTCTTGATTTTCTCTATAGAATTTTTTCATATCATCTATAAGCTCATCAGCTGTTTTAGCATCAGGGGCACAAAAATAATTCATCTTCATGAAATACCCCAGCCCTGTAATGATAACATCCATAGGTGGCATTCCTGCCTGTTGGCACATATGAACCTGTGCATGTATCGCCTCTTCAAATACGTCTGCGGTTTTTACATCCGCTCCGCATTTCTCGCATTTATCTTGTTGCCAAGATTCAACGCATTTATCTTTCTCATCCGCCATATTTTCCTCCTCTAGTTTATATGTACGACTTCACCAAATGGTGCAGTCCGGTCTTTTTCTGTTGATATCCACAATACATCGTATGGTGGAGTATCGCCAAAGTCATCTGCACACATATCAGTCAAATAAACAGCACAACTGATATGAGGCAAATGCTCATTAATGTAATCAAAGGCTGGACTGAAACGAGTTCCGCCTCTACCTTTGTACGTTACTTTAAGTGGTAACGACTCTCTTGTGTACTCAGTAACTTCGTTGACCTCTGCATCGCATTGCAAGAAATGAATCTTTTGTGGATTCAAATCACGCAAAATAGCAGATGTTTCTGTAGTAAACTGAGTAAGAACATCATCGATAATAGAACCCGACGTGTCTGCAATAATAGCAATCTCTTCAAGTGCTGGATTCCACAAAGATGGTAGATACATACCAGATGCAATAAAGCGTCTGTTTGGTCTAATCCATGTGAAATCAGACTTAGCATTGGCTCTCATGAACCTAGCCAAGACTGACGCCCAATCAACCTTAGGCGTAACAATATCTGTTATCAGACTCTCCATGTTTGCAGAAAGTTTACCGTGTGCTTTGGCACTCTCTGCCGCTTGGTTAATAGCGACAGTAAGTTCAGCCTCAATAGCACCGGCTGTACCACCGGTGCCATCTTGGTCTGGGTGGTCGAGCACGCCACCACACTTGCCAGAATCCAATGCCATTTGGGCCCAACCTTTTGGAGGTTCAGGTAATAGATTGTAGATGGCCTCTGCAGTCATGTCGTTGTACTGCTCATCTATAAGACCACCATCTGGCAAAATAAAATTTTCTGCAATGAGATAATTATTGATTGCATAGTCACAAGCTACGTTCCATTTCTCAGGACCACGCTCTTGTCTACGTGTGATGTGCAATAGCACAACATGCATAACCTCGTGAGCCAAGAAACCGATACGCTGTATCTCTGAAAGTTTCTCGAACCACTTTGGGTTGTAGAACAAGTGCACGCCATCGGTTGCACCGGTTGGCATATCATCTCGCTCTACTGGTTTTAGCCGTAGACAAAGCGTACCAAAGAATGGATTGTCAAGAACAAGTCTTGACCTAGCTTTAATATACAATTGATTCATTAGTCATCTCCAAGTAATTTATCTTCAAGTAAGACTTCACGTAAATCTTGTAGCTCTGTATCTGCAAGTTCTTGCTGTTCCTTTGCTCGTTCTCCACGCTCGTCCTTCTCATACATTTTCTGTAACCTATCGCTGGGCACCAAATCTTTGAGAGATGGGTCTGCCTTGAGCAATTGGTTAAGCGTATGGAACTTATCCAAAACATTCTGAATGTTGTTGGTGAACGCTCTTCTCTTACGGTCTAAGTCTTCGTTGTGTACTTCAACTTGATAACAAGCTAGAAAAGTTTCATCGTTATTTGGTACAGCAAGTGAGAACTCTCTGTACTCAACCAAAAAGTCTGGGAATTGAGTAACGGGCACATGTAAAGTGTACTCAAACTCATCCTCTACTTTTTTCGTAACGTAAGCCTCTTTCTCAGAGTCCCATACATCATCCTTATCAACCATAAGACTTGACTTGATACGCAATCGTTCAACACTTCGCGTGCCAATCTTCATATCAGGCCAAATCTCTTTGAAACTTTTGGTAGTCTTGTTGATTTTGTCCTGAAGGTTGTAACGCGTCAAAAGAACAGCCCCATCCTCTGGATAGGTCTGCTTTGGATTAACTTTTTCGAACTTCTCTTCAGCTTTTCTACGAATATCTCGTTTAAGCTGCTCCGACAATCTAACTGTTTTCATATATCCTCCTATAATACAACGTTAGCATTTTCTTTAACCCACTTACGTACATCATTGTGCTTACGTACATCGTCACCGCCTGCGGCAATCGAACTACGCACGAGCACAACTTGGAACTCAAGTGGTATCTTCTTAGCAAGTTTCATGATGCTCTCCATCTTGTCATCATCTGCTCTAGCTGCAAGAGCGTTAGCAAAAGCATAGAGTAAAGCTGGATTATCATCTTTCTTGTATTTTGACGGGTCTTGAATAACCTCATCAATGTTAGGCAGTTTGTTAGCAATCTCTTTGAATGCTACAAACTCACCAGCTGGACCATCGCCAACCAAAGAAGCGACATCAAAGAATAAACCTTCTTCGTCGTCTGTTGTATTGTCGATATGATTGCTCACCATAGCCCACGTACGTGGAGTTGGGAAAGCGTACTCATCAGCGTCAAAACTGTTGAGCAACTGTGGTCGATACTGGATAAAACCAATGACATCTGTATTGATATCGTTTTGGTGAGCCCAAGTCACCCAATCGTCCAAAGTTGGCTCAAGTTCAAAGTGAGCAAACCTGTTACGCAGTGCACTTGTCATTTGATAAACTGACGCACCATCAGTGAGTCTGTTACCAGCAGCAACAATAGTCCAACCACTTGGTAGTTCATAGTCACCGACTCTTCTGTCCAATATCAGTTGCAAGAACGCATTCTGCGTTGCAGGTGGTGAAGCGGGTAGTTCGTCAATGAACAAAATACCACGTTCGCCATCGCGTTCTGCGATTGGAAATACATCTGGTACAGCCCAAGATGTAAATCTTTTACCGGTATCTTTTATCTGCCTAACGTATGGTACGCCACGCACGTCAACTGGGTCGAACAAGTTAGCACGAAAGTCTAACAGTCCGATACCTCTAGATTCTGCGACTTGCCTTGGTATATCAGATTTACCAATACCAGGGCTGCCCCAAATCATCACAGGTCGGTTCTTAGTAACCGCTTTGTTAAGTCTTGTAACAAGACCAACAGGATTTATCGTTCTCATAATTAATTATTCCTCCAATCAGGTTCTACAATCTTCCATTTTGGTTTGACTGTAGGTACAGTTAGTTTCACAGGGTTATTCATAATAACCTTGTCTTCTTTTTCAATTGTCAGTTTCTCATGCACCATTGTCTTCTTCATAAAGAACAAAACAAGTGAAGCACACAAACCGCCAATCATGGCTGCCGCCATACCGCTGAACGTGCCGTAGAAACAAATCATCAATGTGACTGTGATAAGTACATCAACAAACACATCGTGACCGATTGTTTTACGACCGCCAGCTTTAAGTGCAAGGACTAGTAGACCTAGTGCTGAAAGTATTCCGATTAGCAACATCTCTGTTCCTCCATGCAAGATAAGCCATATACGCAAATTGTATAAGCTCGATTAGTATCCAAAGTGCCGTTGTCAGGGCACTCACCACGCTAGTTGTATTCATAATAACCTCCATAGTAAATACAATATTGAGCTGATGCCGATAGCGACACCAACAAGAATCAGTGAGTAATGTATGCTAGTGGCAATGCCAAATAGCAAGAAAAGCACGCCAATACCCACTAGAACTGACGTGCAGTATTCTTTAAGAATCTCCATTAGCCTTTCCTCCAACCAATAACAAGAAAATCTATATCTTCCAATAGATTATTTTCTAAGACATCAGAGGGCAACCATTCGGCTATTTGAGCGTGTGTCCTACCACCAAACCAAGCTACACTTGATTTACTGTCCATCTCTTGCCAATCACCCTCTTTGCGGACTTCGTCAATCGTTTTTTTACCAAGATTACCAAGATGATTCATACCACACCTCTTTACCTTGTCTAAGCCATTCAAGAGCACTCTCGCAGAACTTCAAGTCTTGGTCTTTGTACTCAAGTGCAGCTTGTTCTTGAAACTGCTGTCCCCAAAAGAAACCGTCCGGACAAAAAGGCAGAGTTCCTGACTCAACCTTTTCTTTCAAGTCAAGAATGTCTTCTTCAGTGAGCTTTAAGACATCGCCACCGTTGAACCCATCTGGTCCCATAATACCGAGCATTTCTGTGCCATTCTTCTTGTGCCACAGCTCAGTCATATATTGTTGTAATCTAGCGTGCTTACGCCAGTAGTATGGAGCCTCCATTCTGTCGTTAATATCTTCTCTGATATCAACAACGTTTTCTGGTTGCTCTTTCTTAGGGTGCATAAACCCTGCATATACGTCTAATCCCATAATAACCTCCTAAAAATGTAATGGGTGCTGGACTTCTCATCCCAGCGTGGTCGTTCCGGAGACACCGACATGTGCTTTACTACGTCCACATGCTGACGATAAATAATATAATTCATGTATAAAATTATGAGGAAGGTCGCGAATGCGACCCGTGCGTTGTGGTTCCACCGGTTCCACTTGGTTCCACATATCGTGGAACACAAAAAACAGCGTAAAACCGCGTATGTTCGTCCTTGGTTCCATGGTTCCATATAAAAATGTTCTGTAAAACTATATTATACAACCACGGTTCACGGTCGGCCTTACGCATACCTCTTTGTTCTACGTGGAACACTGGAACCGCGGGCATGGTTATCCCGCTCAAACCTGCACAAACAAAGCAACGGGCATGGTTCCATGAACTGGTTCCACATGGGCAAGAGTCGTGGAACAAATGGAACCATTCTCCAGGTGTGCATGCACCGATGCTCGCGTCCGCTCGGCACGGTGATGATAGTAGGCACATGATAGTATGATAGTAGTCAAAAGAAAAAAAACAAAGAAGGGGGCTGGACGCCCCCGATATACTTAGAATGGAAGGTCGTCGATGTCAGGACCGTTAACCCTCACATGACTTTTAGATGATTGGTCTTCTTCAACCTTGTCTTTTTCAAAGAACATTTTAAAGACATAGAAATAACCGACAACCAATGTCACCTTCAAGATGACATTGGCTACGATATACACGATGACAGCTAGTGCTGCATATTCCACGATACCCATCACACTTCTCCAAAAAGGACTTGAAGAAGTTCCTCGGGCAAATGTAGTACATATCTACCCATTTGCCTTCTCCGGTTGAGCTACATCCATACCTGGCAATTCAGGTTGATGATAGTCGTCGTTC